GGTCAGTTGTACCGTATGTTCGGGAAGCAATGAACTTGCCAAAACTTTGTAAGTGGCAACAATAACATATTGCCCCTGCACCACATTTCCATCACTGTCTAAGAGAAGATTAATCAGGTTGTTGTTTACAGATACGCTCGGAGAAATATCTGGATTGTTGAAATCTGGATTGTTATACAGAGTGTTCCCAAGTGGGTCGGTGATATTGAAAACAATGCGGACATCTGCCGAGTCAATGCTTTGACCCACATAGTCCGTAGTATCTTCAAAATTAAACTTCTTTGTGGAAAAGTTAAATGTGGTCTTAAAACTAACCGTTACGAGCATGGTAAATTAAGTTTGCGAGAACGGATTAGGTTCTCTGATTACACAGTTACTTCTACTTCTTTTAATTTTGCTTCTATTTTGGCTTTCAGGTCGGGATTGTTTTTGATGTATTCAATCACAAATTCTTCGCCACCTTTCACAAAACTCCTGTATTTATCGCCAATTTGGGCGTCCTTGGGGAAACTCCAATGTACCCCTTTTCTTCCAAGAAGTCCGGCTGAAAGTGCTTTTTCAAAAAGTTGCTCTTCTTCGCTTTCTGTCGTTTTTGGTTCAGGGTTTTGTTTTACTTTTTTTTCGGGGATTACACCTTCAATTCGCTGTATGATTAAGCCAAGCACCGCCTTGTATTGTTCTTGTGAGGTCATTTCCACGAAATAATCCACAGGTTCGCAGCCAATAGGAACTTCCAAAATCAAGCCCCCGTCATCCCATTTTATCTGTCGCGCTTTTTTATCAATTTCGATTATTCCCTGATTTACCGCAAGCATAATAGTACCTTTTCGGGAAGTAGATACGCTTTTGATTTTATCCCACAAGCTCTTCGGGTCGTTCTTTGCAGCCACAATAAGATTCCATCGGTTTTCATCCGCCTCCTTCCTGTCTGCCGCAAGGTCGCCCTTCACCATAGATAAAGCGCACAGTTCCTCCGCACTCATATTCCTGATTTTTGCAATAAGTTCGACATCTTCATACACCTTTTCCAGATTTTCTTTTGCCGTCTTTGCGGTGTCGCGCTTGTAATATATTGGTTGCCCCTCCATAAGATTCGCATTACCCTGAATAAATGTTTTTTCAAGATATTCAATCAATATTTTTTCCCTTGGGTTGAGGCGCAGAAGCCCATCTACCATGATTATTGGTTCTTTGCTCGGCTCTGTCTTTACTCCTTCTTCGGGCATCTCATCCTTGTAAATTGTTTTTGCTCCCTTCGTATATTGTACGATTCTTTCTTTCTCCTTTAATGGGTCGTAGATTCGCGCAATAGTAGGGATTGTAATGTTTTTTGGGTACTTTTCGCTGATAAGGGCTTTCGGGTCTTCATTGCTTTCAAGAGAAATAAAGATTACCGGTTCTTCAATTTGTGTTTTCATTGGGTTGGTTTTAGATTGGATTTGATTTTTAAAAAAAGGTTGGGGCGGATTTTCCACCCCAACCTGTACTTTATTTGTTACTTACGAATGTAGAGGTAACGGTTCTTTTCAAACATTTCAAGTCCACAGTGAGAGAGGTAGCGGAAGGTCATTTTGTCCACACCGTCAATCTCAATCATATTGGCGAACACTACTTTGTTTTCGCGGTTTTCAAGGTAACGCACCCTTAAAGAGGGAACTGTTACTCCTTCTCCATTCACACTCACAACCTTGTTGTCCATCGGAATAACCATCGCCTCATTAGGAAAGCCGTAACCGGCTGCGCCAAGGGTTTGAGGGTCATTAAAAGCATCGTATGTTTCTTTTACAAACATATAATTACCGATAGAGAAGGTGTCCCATTCCAACGCTACTTTTTTCTTTTCGTCAAAAGTGGTGTTTCCGTAAACAAAGCCGCCTTCTTTAAACCTGTCGCCAAGTTTGTTGTCAATGTCTATAGAAAGGTTAATACCCGCTTTCAGCCAATTCTTCTTTGAACCACGCTCCCTGTCAAGGATTTTTACTGCGTTCTCCATATCGGCAAGGGTGATTCCCGTGATTCCGGAATAGTTCACGATGTTTCCACCTGAAAGTATTCCCGGTATCAATCCTTCTGTTCCCGTCAAAGTTTCGGTTGCAGCGGAGGTGTTCACCAAAGAAGTGTTTGTGAATTTCTGACCAAGCAGCAATCCGAGTTCTTTGTGGTTGTCGTGAACCTTCTGCGTGTTTTCTTCTTCAACGGCATACCAAAAGGGTTTGCCATTAACCATTATCCACGACATCATCTTTTCTTCCGAGCCGGTAATATCAAGGGTGTTTTTGAAGATTTGCAGGTTGTTGGTTTTCTTTATCGCCTTGGTTGCGCGACCTTCCGGCTGTCCCGTTCCTTCACCAAAGGAGTTGGAGTAGATGATTATCTCATCTGCCGTTCCGATAGCGGGTATGGACTGCGTGGAAAGAATTGGTTGCGCCACGAATGTTCCGGCACCAGCATTGATGCTTTTTACAAAAGCCCTGATGTATGTTCCGGCATTCACACTTCCTGTTGCGGGTTTAATCAGCAACAAGTCATTAACGCGAACAGGCAAAAGGTTTTGTGTGTTCGTGGAAATGTAGGGTGAATTAGTAAGCGAAAGAGCGTCAATCGCAGAGGCATCGAGTGTCAGCGTTACGGCTGCGCCCGCACCACCACCAGCAGTAGTCGCCTTAATTTTGGGCATAATCCAATCTTGCTCAAAATGTTCGTACTGCAATCCGGTTGTTGCTTTGCTTAATCCCAAAGAACGGAGTAATCCGTAAAGGGTTTGTTTCCCGCGAGCCAGAGTTAATTCCGGATCAATGTCGGGTTTGTGCATGTCAAAAGACGACACAAAGTTATAGTTTGTTGGAACACCAAGTGCTCCTGTTGTGTATGCCATGATAGTTAGTTTTTAAAGTTAGTTAGTTTTTAAAGATTTATGCTGTAGCCATTTTTTTCCTTTTGTCCGCTGCCGCAGCTTGAACGGGGTCTGTAATTGGTTTGCCATCGGGTGTTTTAACACCATTTTTCTGCCTGCTTGGGTTCTCAATAGCATCTAAGGTGGCTTTCTTGCCTTCCTCAAAACGCTTGCTTCCGTAAGCATTAAGAATCTTGTCAAAGTGTTCCTGTATCAATGCTGTCCTTCGCAGTCCATTGAGGTCGGTTTTTCCATTGACAATGTGCCTCTGCACAATATTCGCTGGCGTAATCATTGTGTCCAAAATAGATTTCCTTTCCTCATCTCCGATTGAAAAAGAAAATTCACTGCCATCGGCAAGTTTGATTTTTTCTTCTTTGTAACCGGAAACAACGGGGGCTACCGTATCTTTCCACACTTTAACCAACTCCGCAACTTCTGTGTCGGTAGGTTGGTTATTTTTATTTTGAGGTAACTCAAATTCTTTTTTCTTGTCAAGAAGAAACTTCTGTGCGCCCTTCGCATCACGCATCAGCTCAATTTTCGCTATCTCCGATTCTTCTCTCTCTTCTTCCGAAGCATCTTCCTCAAGGGTGCGCGAGTATTTCTTTTTGAATTTAAACTCCATTTCGCGGACTGTTATACCCGGTGTTTCCAACTCCCACTTTTCAAACAACAGTTTCTTCGCATCGTTTTCCGTTTCGGGGTTCAGTTTGTCGTACCCCTTTCCTTCGTAACGCAGGACTTCAAAAATATCCTGTCCTTTTTCTTCCATCTCCGCAAGTTTTTTCAGCCGTTCGCTGAGTTGCGGTATCTTTACTTCTTTCTTTGCTTCTTCCCTTAGATGTGTTTCGTATTCTTCAAGGTTTTTAAATTTGCCTTCCGTCTTTTCAGAAAAATAATCGTCAAAAGTTTTTGGCTTCGGTTCGGGCGAAGATTCATCCCCTTCTCCCTTTGGTTTTGGTTCAGGACTTTGTGCGGGGTCGGGCGAAGGGTCGGGTGTTGGTGTTGGTTCGTCCCCTTCTTTCGGATTGGGTGTTAGTGCTGGTTCAGCACTACCACCTAACGCCTGTATCGCAGCATTATCCCTTGTTTCTTTGTCTATTTCTTCTGGTGTTTTCATAAAAATATTTCGGTTAGATTAGATTGTGTTTTTGGCAAAATTACTTTGTAGCGTTTTAAAAATAGTTGAAATAAATTACCACCGTATTGATTTATTATTATTTTTGCACAAACAAAAATTCTATGGAAACACCAACTATTGAAAGGAAGGAAGTATTATCACTCTTAAAAACGCGAATGGATATTATCAGAAAAAATATCAGAAAATTAATGAAGGAATTAGATATGACACAAACCGAATTGGGAAGCCGAATAGATTCGGATAAATTTTACATCAGATATGTATTAACCCATCCATCGGCAAATCCATCAATAAAGAGTATGGAAAAAATCGCATGGGCATTAAAAACCGATTTAATCACATTGGCGACATGAATGAGATTTTTATTTACACGCTATCCGACCCCAATACAGGAGAAATAAAATATGTGGGCAGAACAAAAAATTTAGCCAAAAGAATCAGAGGACACATTCTAAAAAACGAGGGAATTGAAAAACAAAAATGGATTTCCGACCTAAAAAGAAAAAACCTAAAACCTATCATAGAAATATTAGATTTTTCTGAAACCGAAAATGCTAATTGGTTGGAGAGATATTGGACACAGCAATTGTTTGCTTGGGGCTATAAACTTACCAACGACAACAACACCCCTAAAGAAAAGAAAAGATATAAAAAGAACCCAGACCACATTTTTTTAATGAACGCCAAACAAATCATGTATTCAAAAGGGATGAATTTCATCAACTTGAGCCAAGAAACGGGATTCACCAAAACGAGAATTTATAATATATTTTACAGTTTTACGATACCATTATCAGAATACCAAAAGGAGGAGATAGCGAAAGCACTTGACACGACAATTTCGGATTTGGCAAAAAAATAGAAAAATTATGACAAAAAAAGAAAAACAACTACTAAATAGATTCTTTGATTTTTATCTGCACCTCGCGGAAATTACAAAGAAAAAAAAGGTTATTGCATATTTAAACTATGGCACATATCTGTTGATAGTTTCTCTTTTAAAAAAGAAAATGAAAGGTGGATTTGCATATTCAACAACCCCGCAAAAAAAGATGCCCAATAAAACACAGTTGATACAAATTGGAAAAATAAAAATACTTATTGTATTGTCTGATGAAGGCGGTATTTCATGGGAAGCATTTGCAGACACAAAAGACACAACCGATTACTCAAAAACAATCCCTGTTTAAATAAAACCCCAAAAAAATGAAAACAGCAGAGAAAATATTAACTTTTTATCAGGGCAGATGGGAAATTGGATTAGAGCCAAAAAATCATCGCGAAATGGTTTTGCTTGCAATGGAGGAATATGCCGAACAATTCAAAAAAAAGACGAAGAATAAAAGAAATAAGAGAAGCAAGCACTAAAGAACCCTAAAGAAAAACACCTTACGCCAAACTAAGCCACCCTCTTCTCCCCAACCTTATCTAAAGCCGCTTGTTGAAAATCCCTGTCATAACTGGTGTGCATTTCGCCCAACTTCAAATCGCTGATTAGCCGAAGTTCTTTTTGCTTTCTTTCAAAATTCCTTTCTTCCAGCCAATCCTTTAATTTGTATTCATTTTCTTTCTTTGTAATATCGCCCTGCACCTCCGCTTGTATCACCTGTTGCTCCATCTGTGCCTTTGCTGCTGCCGACTGCTGCTGCACCATTGCGTTGTCCTGTGCGTTCTTCTGCGCTATCATCATTTGTTCTTCCATGCGCTTTTTCTTGCGGTATATCAAATAGCGGTTCGCCTGTTTGGTGTTCAGTATGGAGCGTATCATTATCGCATCTTCCGTCCCCAAAGTTTTTTGGGTTATCTCCATTTGTATATTTTGCTCAAGTAACATTCTTTCATCACCCTCAATCTTCGCTTCAACGAATATTCCCAAATCGCGCAGAGGGATTTCATCAAGTACCTTTAATGTATCTACATCAATGCTGCCGATAGCGTTTTTGTATTCTTCAATGTTTCTTCCCCTCATTATATTATATTGTAACATCTCTGCCATGCGGGTTGCCGTCATTTCAAAGATTTCTACAAAGGCGTAATCTATTGCCCTTGTTGCGTTGCGGCTGCTTCCGAGTGCCATTTTGCTTACACCAAGCCCTTGGTCGGCAGAAGGAGTAGAGGCATCGCGCATCTCATTTATCCCAGACATATCGCGTATTTGCTGCAAATAGAAGTTGTATGTATTCACAAGTTCGGTAAGCACCGTTCCTATGTTCTGCTTTATTTCTTCAATCGGTTTGCGGTTCATAGGCATACCATTCAAATCAGCACCGTTGTAATAATAAGTTCCTAAGTGTTGGTACAAGTCCTGTATTTCAAGGGGTGCCCATGCGTTTTCGCCCTTACCCAAAAAAACATCTTTCAGCGCATTTACATCTACCGCCATTCCGGGGGGTACTAACTTCGCTACGAGGTGCTGTATCTTCAATCCCACAAGTTGCATCTGGTCGGCTTGCGGAATAATATCCTCTACCATCGCCTTGTTCTGCATATCAATAATATCGGGCGCAAGCATCAGGAAGTTCAACTTTGTTTCGGGAGATATTTTGCCGTTTTTCTTGGTACGCATTATATCCTTTGCCATCCCGAAATCAAAGAGGTAGTCGGTATCTACAATCCACTTCCCTTTATACAGGTATTCAAGTTCTTTGGCTGTTACCTTGCGGCTTTTATCTTCCGTCTGATAGTCGGAGGATTTTCTATTATAGAAAAAGCCGCCCTTGCTATTTGGCTTTTCTTCCCACTTCTCCACATTCAAACTGATAAACTCTCCGTCCAGCACAGGAACAAGGAAGTCGTCATACCCCGCATTGGTCTTTCCGTTGGTATTAAAATATTGGTGGAAAGAGGTTGCCCTGTTATCCCATGAAGGATTGTCGAATTTCCCCGCAAACCGCTTTGCTATCTCAAATAAATCTTCTTCCGAAAGGTCGTTGTTAATATCCATTCTTCTTATTTCGTGGAGGGGCATTTTTATAACCTCACCCGCATATTTGGCATCGGAGAAATTATCCTTTACCACAAAAGGAGTGATGATATTCGCCCAATCCGTATAGCGCAGGCGCACACGACTGTTTTCATCGTAATATAATCTTACAGCGCATTTCTTTATTACCACGAGGTCGCGTATGATATGCTTGCGTTCCCGCTTCCAATCGTTGTATGCAAAGGTAAAGTCAATAAGTTTTTCGGTGGCGATTTCCGTTCCCAACTTAAAATTAAAGTCAAGGTGTATCTCCAATTCTTCCGTGTCTTGGGGAACATATTCGTTCTCTGGTATGATAGGAACGCCCGTTTCTTCTTTGAGCATATCCGAAAATTCCTTCAACTTCATATTGGCAAGGAACTTGTTTCTTTCGGTATCTTTTTCGGTGAGCGATTTTACATCGGTTGAGCGGCAGTAGATTTTGTAATCCATATTCAGCATTTCGCCCACACGGATATTCACGAATTTCTTTACTATCGGTATTGCGGAATAGTCAAGGTTGAGGTACGAGGTGTCGCCTTCGTCATTAAACCAATTTTTGTATTTCTCAATGCTTTGCAGCCCTTCCGCATATTTCCTGTTGTTGATAATACGGTCATTTTCGCGCTCAAAGAACGATACATTTTTTTGCTTCGCCTGATACATGGCGCGGAGAAATTGCCGTATAAATTCGGGGGACTTCTTTGTTTCAAAGGAAACGAAGTCGGAGGGAAATCCTGAATGCGAGGTAGAGATGGGTTCGGTTGCCATAGATAATAAAATTTCAGCAAAAGTAAAAATTATTTTGGTGGTTTGGGAATGTTTTATATTTTTGCTGCCGAATAAAGCAATGGCAGAGCAAAAAAATCAGCAACTATCTATTAATAAATCATATGCCCCGAAGGTCGGTTCTTTCCTGCTTTGCCGTTGTGAACCCCGATTGGAGGGGCATCTTGTTTTATGAGCAATGAAGAAAATAAACACGAAATAATTATCAAAAACCAAAACTTGATTTTGGACGAAGGGGTGCTTGAAAAGTATCTTGTAGATACGGAAGAAGAAGCCGTTCTTAGTGTGGATAAATTAATAGCAAAAAGAAAATACAAATGGAAAGCAATGCAACTCCCAAAACCGTCCTGAAAAGTATGGACGAAGTTTTTGAAATTATGAAACAGGAATACCTAAAACCAAAGCGCCCGCGCACCAGAAAGCCGAAGTATGAGAAAGTTTCCAAAAACACAAAAAGAAATTAAACCGCAGCATTTTTTTATTAACTGCGGAACATATCCGTTTGAAATATTATTTTTTGTGAATACTCCGGAGAAAAAAATCAAACAAAAATTGTCTAAATTTTTTGACGCGAAAATAATCGGTGAAATAGATTTGTGTTGGGATTCTTCAGCGAGAACACATTTTATAAATAATAAAAATATTTTCATTCAATTAAACCGATACCACAAAAACTGCTTAAACTGCGATAGTGTTCTGGCACATGAAATTTTCCATGCGGTAGAATTTCTGTTTGAAAAAATAGGAATAAAGCATTCTTCCGAAACTTCTGAAGCGTGGGCATATCAAATTTCCATTGGAGGGCGCAAGGTGAAAGACCGATACTGGAATACTTTGAAATGCTTTAAAATTGAATCGGAAGAAAAATCTCAACCACAGTCGGAAGATGGCAATTATACGCACAAACACGAATTGCCAAAAAATATTCAGGAGCAACAGAAACAAACGCATTACGAAGAATTTGCAGATAGAGGCGAACATCCGCAACAAAATCCACCATTACCAAAAGAAGAATCTGATTTACCGTTTTGATTTATTATTGAACTTGAAAAAATGAATTTGTACTCCGAACTCCAAGTGAAAGCCATGCTCATCGCGCAACGCGAAATATGCGCCAATACATACTTGAAAAATCAGGAGGCAAAGAATGAAGAAATTGCCATGAAAATAATGACTGCCGAAGCCCCCAAGATTGATGTGCCAATGGTTAAACTATCTTCTGTAATTGGAAGTGAAAAATAAATGTATAAACCAAAATTCGGAATTTGTGCCAACGAAAAATGCAAAAGGAAGGATATTATTCCTTGCAAGAACGGACTTTGCCAGCGATGTAATTTTGATTTAAAAGCCGAGCGAAAAGCAAACCGCCACAGCCCCACGGCAACTAAATTATCGGGAGAAGAAAGAAAAAAAGTTTTTAGTTCGTTGAAGAAAAAGTTTAATCAGAAATCAAATCACAAACAAATTTATTTTGATTTTTTCGGGTACGATTCTTCTTCTTTTATCCCATGCGAAATTTGCGAAAAAACCGCTGTGGATATTCACCACATTGAATCTCGCGGGCGAGGAGGGGATAAAACAGGCGAAAAGAATATTATTGAGAACCTAATGGCACTCTGCCGCAAATGCCACACCGAGTTCGGAGATAAAAAAGAATTGAAAGAAAAATTAAAATCAGTACATAATTTACACATACTCACACATGGAAATCACCAATAAAAAACTTCTTGACCACTGGAACGAAATGGCGAAAATGGAAAACCACATAACGGGAATTTTCCACCATTCCAAAATCCGCGAGTTCCGAAACCGCAACAATGAGCGAATCAAAACGCTGAACGAAAAACTCACAAAGTTGCAAAACGAATTTTTCGTTATTGAAGAAAACACCGTAAAAACCGAAACGGTGAAAATAAAAGTACCGCAGCCGAAAAAAGATTTTTGGCAGAAGGTAGGGTTGAAGAAATACGCAGCCGCTGCCGACCGCAGCGAAGAAAAACCGATGATGCAAGAGGGGAAAACTTTGGAAGATTATCTTGCGAAAGAAAAGGAAATTTTGGAGGCGAAGGTGAATATTGAAACCTAAAAAAAACAAAATTATGAGAATCTATATTCAAAAACCGTATGCAAGTGGCATTGACCACGCAAAAATTTTCGTCATTGACGAACAAGGAACAAGCAGATTTGAAGTAACAATTGACAAAGAATCAGGACACCTACAACAGACGAAATTAGACGAGGAATCTCCAAGAGAGTTAAAACCATTTCTTTCGCTGCCGAATAACTTTTTTGAAGCATTTGTAAAGGCGGTATGTAATTTTGCACAGGAAAATAATATCAAGACGGATAATGAAAGTGTATTGCATGGGAAGTTTTCAGCCACAAAGGAACACTTAGAGGATATGCGGAAATTGGTGTTTAAATATTTTGGAAATGGAAAGCCGGAGGAAAAACCACTACCCAATGAATAAAAATCAGAAACTAATTAAGTCGGCAATCGCCTCTTTGCAGAAGGTTGATAAGCGAACTATCCGATACCAAAATTCTTTTCTGCATGTAATCGGAGAATTGATTTCATTCTATAATGATTGTGAAAAAAATAATGCAAAAAGAATAGGTGTTGTAAGTTTTAAGGGCGGCAAATTGTGGAAACACAATACCAATGCGAATGAAAATAAATTTGATGGAGTTTTTCGAATCAACACAAAGAAGAAAAAATTAATTAAATTCCTTGAAAGCCACTCACACCCACATTTGAAAACTAAAAAATAGGAGTGAAAAACAAAAAAAAATGAAAAAAATATTTGTTTATGTAAAAACTCTTTAGAGTAGTAGGATGAAAGCGAACAAACTATGTTCATAACTTTTAGAATACAATGATACAAGTTCTAAAATATTATTTCTATCTTTGCGATATGTTACTCCGTGCATATAAGTACAGGTTATACCCGACCAAAGAACAGGCAAATGTAATTCATCAGCATTTGGGTTGTTCTCGTTGGATTTACAATCATGCGCTTGATACAAAGGTAAAATCATACAAGGAAACAGGAAAATCCCCATCACGATTTGATATACAGGCAACCCTTCCGAAACTAAAGGAAACAGAAGAAACAAAATGGCTATCTGAAGTGAATAGTCAAACATTACAAGCAAGTTTAGAGAATTTAGATAAGGCATTTACTCGTTTCTTCAAAGAGAAAAAAGGGTTTCCTCGTTTCAAATCAAAGCATGATAACAGACAAAGTTTTTCTATTCCGCAAAATGCAAAAGTAGATTTTGATGGAGGTAAATTATTCATTCCTAAATTAAAGTCAGGTATCAATATTGTCCTGCATAGAAAGTTTGAGGGTAAAATAAAAACCACTACCATCAGCAAAACTCCAACAGGTAAATACTTCGCTTCGGTGCTTGTTGAAACTAATGACAAAGAAAAAACATCAAAAGTTCCTACGATAAAAAAAGCAGTTGGAGTAGATTTAGGAATTAAAACATTTGCAACTTTGAGCAATGGAGAACAAATTAAAAATCCAAAGCATCTACGGAAGTCATTAAGGCGATTAAAACAGTTACAACGAAAAGTAAGTAAAAAAGTAAAAGGAAGCAATAATAGAAACAAAGCCCGTATCGCTCTGGCAAAGCAACATGAGAAAGTCAGCAACAAAAGAAATGATTTTTTGCATAAGGTTACAAAGAAATTAGTCAGCGAAAACCAAACTGTCTGTCTTGAAACATTGAAAGCAAAAAACATGATGGCAAACCATAAACTTGCACAAGCATTAAGCGATATTGCAATAGGTAAATTCAATACGCTAATTGAGTACAAGGCATTGTGGTATGGTTCAAATATTTTGCGTTGCGGACAATTTGAAGCATCATCAAAAATCTGTAATCCATGTGGAGCAACAAACCATTCGCTTACTCTGAAAGACAGAGAGTGGACTTGTGCTAATTGCGGTTCTGTAAATGACCGTGATAAAAACGCTTCGCTGAACATAAGAGATTTTTGTTTCTATAAAAATAATGTCAAACAACTACGGCAGGAAATGTCGGATGTCAAGCGTGTGGAGAAAGGCAATAGCCGTTCTGTGAAGCACGAAGCCCCTATCCCTTTAGGGTAGGGGAGTTTCACCCGCATATAGCCAGACATCCGAAAGAATAAAAAAGAAAATTACCAACATACAGCGATGATAAACAACCCGGCAAAGAAAAAAATCCTATCTTCGCCCCGAAAATCAAATACAATACAATGCAAGAACTCCACCGACAGCCCCTTGACAATGCCAACATACGAAAGTTAATCATTGGCGACCCTCTCAAAGAAAATTCCCTTGTATGGCAAGTAGGCAACAAGTATCCTATCCCCGAAACAGGAAAAGAAAAAAAAGATTGGCAATGGTTTGTTATTTCTCAGATAAGGCGAGATGAAAACTACTACTACCTAACAGGTCATGTACAATATCAGTGTTTCATTGTAAAGCGCAGTGGAGAAAAAGAAATCATGGAACTTTCGGAAGAACTGAAGGCGCACAAGCGTACAGGGGTAAATAAGAAAGAAGAAACGCTGTGGAAATACTGCGAACAACAACCTGTAATAATTGAAAATTTCGTGTAATGCTATCAATAGATTCTAAAAACTTTGCTCCAATCAGGGACTATGTATTTATCCGTGCGGATAAAGATAAGGCAAAGAACAAAACCCTTGCAGGGGGAATAAACATTGTTATTGATACAAGGTTTAATCCTCACCACGCAGGAAATGTGACCCAAGACGGTATTGTAGAATATGTTCCCGCCAAATTAAGCAACAAACAGAAAATAGAAATAAAGAAAGGCGATAAAGTTTTTTGTCACCACTTTCTTTGCGATGAAGAAAACCAAGTTGAGGTAAATGGTGAAATTCTTTATCATATAATTTATGAAAGTATTTTCTGCAAAATCGTGGAAGAAAAAATTGAAATGCTTGGAGAACATTGCCTTGTAGAGCCGACAAACGAAGAAAAAAAATCCTCTTTGATAATTACTCCCGATTCAGCAATAAAGGAAAGCAAGAACATAGGTATTCTGAGGCACATGAATAAAAAACTTGCCGAACAAGGAGCGAAGAAAGGCGACACAGTTGCTTTTACAGCCAATTCCGACTACGATATTGAGGTAGAGGGCAAAAAATATTATTGTATGAAAGATAAAGATATTATTGCGGTTTTGGAAAAATAATAAAAGAAAAATTTTTTTATTCAAAAATTAATTACTTTTGCCCAACTTTAAATTTACTTATCATGGCAACATCAATCAAACAAGTACCGCTGACACAAGCATCATCGGGGGATTCTTTCACACTTACAGAAACGACCTTTATTTCCGTCATTGACGATACGCTGGGCGCACAGGTTTTTTACGAGCGCGATGGCGCAAGGGTAGAAAGCCACATCGTTACTGAATCCGGAACCACTATCGGTGGCACATCTGTGGCGCAGGGCGGAGCAGACACACCCGGCACAGCCCCTTGTATGTTCCCCGTAACCCTTGAAGACGGTTCGGTGGAATGGATAAACAACTTCCGAATAAAGCACAAAGAGGAATTTGTTTCCGGCACTATCAACACGAAGATTGAGTACGATGCTTACGGAGCGCAACTCAACTACATTCTTGTTCAGGAGACCGTTGCCGAACTTGACACTACCATCGCAAGCAGAAACTAAGAATTTCTGCACTTTAATAATACAAGGCGGTTCGGAAACTCGGACTGCCTTTTTTGTAAAATACAATGTGAAATGAGATTTGTAATTATATGCACCGGTTTTAATTGCTCCGAATATGTTAAGAAATGTTTAGATAGCGCGATAAACCAAACATATAAAAACTTCTTACTCATTGCCATTTCAGACGGTAGTACAGACGACACGGAATCCGAGATACTGAAATTTTCAACCCCGAACATTATTAGCGAAATACACCCCGATAATCGCGGTGCAGCCCACAGGAGATATTTTGCCATTCACAAATACGCAAATCCCGATGATATTATTTTGTTATTGGGAATGGATGATGAAATGCTTCCCCATTGCCTTGAAACAGTTGTAGATTACTACATGAAGGGAAAGTGGATGACCTACGGAAACTGGATAGACCAAAGAGGAGAAATGCTCCCCAAAACATTTCAACTTGATTTTGACGAAGAAACACACAAAAATAGAGATTACAGAAAAGTCCTTTACCGTTCCACCTGCCCCAACACCTTTTATCAATTCATTTTTGCGAAAATTCCACAAGAAGATTTTATGATTAACGGGAAGTGGATAGACAGCACCACCGAATCAGAAACAATGTTTTCGTGCCTTGAAATGTGTGGTAAAGACAGGATAGGAATAGTTTATGAGCCGATTTATCTTTACCGAAAGAATCTACCAAACGGAACATTGAACAGGTTGGGAGTGGAATATAAGTATTCTATTTATGATGTAGTAAAATCAAGACCAAAAAGGCAACTACTTTAATGTATAGCGAAGTATTACATAGGCTTAAATCAAATTATACTTTTGTGGATTTTCACAAAAAACAGTATAATGTTGGAGACCTTATTTTGCGACACGATATAGATTTCAGCCTTGAATCCGCTTACGAAATGGCGAAGATGGAAACGGATATGGGAATTAAGGCAAATTATTTTTTTTTGGTTGGTTCTTCCGCATATAATTTATTTGACACCGACAAAGAGTATATTCTGCAATACATAGGAAACAATCATAATGTAGGACTTCATTTTAATATAACAGACGGAAAAAACATAAGAGAGCAGTTTTGGCAACAAATGAATATAATAAAAGAGAGGTTTCCGAAAAAAGAATATTTTACCTCAATCCACAGACCCGACAAATATTTTCTAAATAACAACACCCTCCCCTTTCACCACAGTTACGAAAAAGAATATTTTTCAGACATTAAATATTTTTCTGACAGCCGGTGCGATAAAACAATTCATGGAATTTTTGAATCAAAAGAATTTATTGTTTCTTATCCCTTACAGGTACTTATTCACCCTATCTGGTGGATGAATGGCAGCGACCACCTACATGAAAACATAAAAAAAATAAAGGAAAAAAAACAAGATGAATTTGAAAGATATATCAATAGCAATATTCGGCTGTAAGGACACTACAGTTTCGCTATTAAGTGTTTTTACGGAAGCCGACCTGATAACAATATCCCCGGAGTGTGCAATGATAAATTCAGTTGCAGGGTACAAAGAAATTTTGCCATTCAAATATCGGGCAAACACATATTCATTAAAAAATGACATTGAGTATTTCAAAAACAAAAAATACGACATAGGTTTTTGTTTAGGCTGGCAACGACTAATACCCGAAGAAGCGCTAAACACATTCAGTTTCGGTGTGTATGGTATGCACGGCAGCGCATTTGACCTCCCCATTGGAAGGGGTCGCTCCCCGATGAATTGGGCTTTAATAGAAGGTAGGAAATCTTTTTATACTAATCTTTTTAAATACAAACCAGGAATAGACGATGGCGATATTGTGGATAAATATAAGTTTGAGATAACCGACACCGATACGGCAAAGACAATGCACATAAAAAACACTATGGCAATGGTTTTTTTGGTAAAGAAAAACATTCTAAAAATTATTAACGGAGAAATATCGCCAACGCCTCAAAAAAATATCAGTCCTACATTCTATCCCAAGAGAACCTACGAGTATAACCTGATTGACTGGACAAAATCCGTACATGATATACATCGGCACATAAGAGCAGTGTCAGAGCCATTCGGAAGCGCATATGGCTTTATTGGAGAAAAAAAAATAATCATCAAAAAGGCGCAAGTTGTAAATGATGAATTTGATTTTTATAACTCAACTGTCGGTGAAGTGGTGAGTGTTGTTTGCGATTGCCCAATCGTAAAATGTTTCGGAGGACTGTTACTCATAGAAGAATTTGAGGGCGATATGAGTGTTGGAAATGTTTTCAATAACGAAAAAGTAAAGAATAAATTTTCAATAAATTACAGGGGGGGCTACGATGAGGGTTGTTAATATCTGCACGAACGACTGGGCAAATTTCGCATACGACAACTGCCGTGCGCTGAATTCAGTTGGCATAGAATGTTCCTCTTATGTTAACAAACCCCATGCCTTTGACTACGACCAAACCTCCACGGTTATTAATCATTCTGAAATTAAAAATGTTTGTTCGAATGCAGACATTATACAAATATTTCATTCTGACTATAATATTTTAAACCATGTAAAATATTTAGGGAAACCATTGGTAGTGTATCACACCGGAAGTGGTTACAGGAGCGAACCGGAAAAACTAAACAATATCTTCAATCCGCTTGTTGAAATTTCATTTACCGCCCTTGGTGAACTTATGAATCACGGAGCAAAGAATGAGATTTATGTGGTTGGCGCCACCGACACCGAAAAAATAAAACCCGAACCCACACAAAACAAAGAACTTGTTCTCGCCCACTATCCATCTAAAAAAGAAGTAAAGGGAACCGAAACAATCGTTAGGTTAATGAAAGAAATAGGCGCGACAAACCGGTTTATTTTTAATTATAACGAAAACGACATAAAATACCCCTATTCCGCGCAACAGAAAAAAATGCAAAACTGCGATATTTACATAGAACTTTTAAAACCCGAATTGAGCGGAAAGAAATATGGCAGTTGGGGGATAACCGCATTGGAAGCCGCTGCAATGGGGAAGGTTGTGGTAACTCAAAATTTGTCTTCTGAAATTTATGAAAAGCATTACGGCAGAAGTCCTCTTATACTTATTGAGGATGAATCGGATTTCATAAAAAAAATTAATTGGTTGTTGGGTTTAACCAAAAAAGAAATACGAAATTTGCAGAATCAAACAAGACAATGGGTTGAAGAAAAACACTCTTATAAATCAACGGGCACCTATTTAAAAAACATACTAACAAAAATAAAAAAATGAAAACTAACTTAGAAATATTGGAATACAAAAAAAAATTGGAGGGATTCAACGATACAGAGAAGTATAAATCCGAAATGGATTTCATGAAAAAACTTATGGACATACAACCCATCGAGAAAGTATTGGATTATGGTTGTGGAATAGGGACTATGATTGAATATTTGAAAAGAAAAACAGAGGGAGATGTTTATGGATATGATGTTTATGATTTTTTTGAAGGAAATCCTCAGCCATACATACGAAATTCATATCACTTTACATTTAATAAAATATATTTCATGCACTCGCTGGCACATATTCCCAATATAAATTATTGCCTTGAGCGGCTTAAGGATTTTTGTGAGAAGGGCACACAAATATTTGTTTTGACGCCCAATAAAATGTGGCTGGAATTACAAAATCCGGAAGGATATAAACCCGACAAAACGGTTGTGGGTCATTTTTCTTCCGACATTCTGATAAAAGTTTTTGCCGATAATGGATTTAAGGTTTTGATGAAGGGGCAGATTGGCAAGGAGTTAAAAGGACAACACGAGAGATTATGGATAGCCGCCTCCCTATAAAAATAGCCGTAATTACCTGCGCCTATGACCGCCCGATGGTTTTTAAACTATTCCTTAAGTGGTATCTTTTTTTCAAGAAATCCCTTAGCGATAAAATTAAGTTCCACCTTTTCTGCGGAGGTTCCGTCAACGACTACGGAGGAGAGTGCAGGAGAATTTTCAACGCTACAGTAGGAAAATCCGGAACATGGGTAGAATCACCAAACGAACCCCTTGGGAAAAAGTGGAACGCCACCATATCTGCAGCAAAAGGAACACCATTTGATTATTTTTTCATATTAGGGTCGGACGACTATCCTTCAATAAGTTTATTCGAAAAATATCTGAAACTTATTCCGGAAAATAATTTCATAGCGATTACAGATTATTACTTGGTTGATATTTTTAGTTTGCAGTGTAAATTATGGTTGGGTTATAACAACGATTCCAGGGATAAGTCGCTGGGGTGTGGGCGCCTGATTAGTACATATATTGTTTCAAGGAATAATTATTCTCTTTGGGATGACAATCTGAATTCGGGCTTAGATATGTCAATGGACAGGGTGATTTCAAAAATAGAAGGCGTAAGAAAAAAATATTTGTCCTGCAACGAATTATCAATGTTAAGCATAAAATCAAATTGTAATTTGTGGAAATATTCTTCGTATCGCGGAAGAATAACCGACCTTAATATATTGTTGTCAAAAGAATACAACGACGACTTTTTAACAAATATTCTCTACCTGAATCACGCATACAACAACATAAATTCGGATATAAACGAGTTTGATTTATTAAGGACGGATGAAACTTATTCTTTGGGAGAATCATCCAATTTTTCCGCAACAATGAATCCAGAAACAGAGGCGCCTATAAAAAATATACCAAGAATAATTCCCGCGGCTATTGAGGAAAAACCCCAAACACAAATAGAAATCCTCATCCCTTCTTTGAGAAACCGCGCCCGCTTTTTTCAGAGAATAACAAAATCTTTGCACGGGCAGATTAATTCATTAAAACTTCAAAACGAAATCAGGGTAAGCCACTATATTGACGATGGAAAACTAAGCATAGGATATAAAAGAAATTGGCTTGTGGAGCAGTCCAACGCGAAGTATGTGATGTTCACCGATGATGACGATGAAGTAAGTTCCGACTACATAAAAGAAATCTACGAGGCGACAAAGAAAAACCCCGATGTAATAACCTTTAACGGAATCGTAACATTCAACGGAATAAATCCGCAGCAGTTCAATTCACATATTGACTACAAGGAATACAAAAACACAAATAAGATATTCATGCGCCCGCCCGGACATCTCAACGCGATAAAAAAGGATATTGCTATTCGGTACAAGTTTAAGGAACTTTCAAAGGAGCGTGATAGAGCGACCGATACGCACCACTCCTTAGAAATGGTGCGCGATGGAGCATTGAAAACTTCCGTACATATTGACAAACCATTGTACATATATCGGAAAAGTTTATAAATTTGCAGCCAATCAAAATCAAAATACAATCTAATGCAAAAACCTTCCTTGACCAAATGTACTGCTGAAGTAAAGGCATACATAGAACACCTTGAAAACAGGGTTGCGATACTTGACAACAATGCTGATGTGGAGATGTATGTTTCGTTAAACGACCAACTTTCCCGCATTTCAAAACAGATTTCAGAAACGCAGTTTAATATCACAAACAAGAATGATGTGGCTATTGAGCGGTTTATAGATATTATTTTAAAGAGCAAGACCATCAGCGAGAACATGAATTACTTCCGCAGCAAACTCACCCCCGAAGAAATAAAGAAACATAGGGAATCGGCAGCGGAGGCGCATATCTTTGGGCAATGATTACAGATAACGGTTGGGTATATGAGAAGTAAAAAAATACCATTAAGAAATAAACAATGATTTTTTTATTTCTTATATACCTTGTTATACGCTGATTTAAACACCCTTTTGAGGGGAGGAAACTAATAACTAAATAACTATAAAATGGAAACAAGAACAATTACACAAGTGAAGATTTACAAACTTCTGTTAAATCCGATGCCAGCCAATTTTGAAAAGGTAAATATGGTTGCCATTGCCTACGACAAACAACAACTGATGGATTGGTATGAGAGTTTGAAAGTAGAACCATATAAAGATGGAAATTGGCATAAAGTGTTCAAGAAAGACAGCAAACTTGAATGGAGCAACCCGATTGAATACTCTGATTATTGCGGAGTGCGAGAAGAATGGACAACACAAGAAGCGATAGACAATTTTATTGCCAATGCTCAAAATTCATACGGATTTACCGAAGTGCCTGAACTTGTAACTGGTGCGTTGGCGGGTGTTTAAATTTGCGTATAACGAAAGCATAAATGAATGTACGGTGATTATAAGCACTTTGTAAATAATGAGCATCGCCCGCGAATCATATAAAAACTTCCAGAGAGAGAGAGAGATTTACGGATTAAAGTGTGAACTCCCGAAACCACCACCCTTTGACCTCATTGACGGACACAACCTACCGCAGAAAGACCAACGCTTTGTTCCTGTAACAGTACCGCCCGACCTTCGCTTATGGCAACCCGAAAGAAGAAAAGAATTTGAGACCCGCGAATGGAAAAGGCGCAGGGAGGGATATTGGTTTTTCAACAACGGTAATCTTGAATACATAACAGGCAACCACTACCTATACATCAACTACTGGAAGTTCCCCGTAGTAAAAAACGGCAAGAAGATATTAGGACTCCCCTCTTTCGTAGATTCGGACAGGGACGAGGCATATTTCTGGAGGCAATGTGAAATTGACCCCAAATGTTATGGCATGCTTATTGCCTCTTTCCGTCGCAGTGGTAAAACATATCGCAGCACTTGCCGCCTATACGACACTATATCACAAACCCCCGAATCGCACGGTGGAATACAGAGCAAGACGGACGGAGACGGAAAGAAGGTGTTTAAAAAACTTATTAAGTCGTGGCAGAAGTTACCTGACTTTTTCAAACCAATAGACACAGGGGAAACAAATCCTTCTTCATCACTTAGATTTTACGAACCCGCCACGAGAACAAGCAAGACACAACAAAAAAGCTATTCGCAGGTACTCCGCTCTGAAATAGATTTCGGCACGGCATTGGACGAACATTATGACGGAGACGGGCTGTTATTTCATTTCTCTGACGAGGTTGGCAAGGTAACCCCCAAAAATGGCAATGTATTAGAACGCTGGCTTGTAGTAAAAGAATGTATCAGCGATGGTAATGTAGTTACAGGCAAAGCCCTTTGGACGACAACGGTGGAGGAGATGGAAAAGAAAGGGGGACGGCAGTTCTATAATGTATGGAAAATCTCCGACCAAAACAAAAGAAATGTATTAGGGCAGACGGACGGGGGCATGTACCGCTATTTCAACCCTGCATACTATGGTTTTCGCGGAGAGGACGAAGGTGTGTCCTTCGTAGATGAATACGGCTACTCCAACAAAGAGGCGGCTCTTGCCTACCACATGAAGAAGCGCAGCACACTTTCCGGAGCCGCATTACTATCCTACCGCAGGAAATATCCTCTTTACGAATCTGACCTTTTCGTCATAGACAACAAGGAATCGCTCTTTGACCTTGACCGCATATACAAGCAGATGGAATATAACGAGACACTTCCTGCAAGCACGGTGATAAGGGGAAACTTCGTTTGGGTAAAATGGGGAATATCGGCAAAATTCGTTCCCGATGAAAGCGGACGGTGGCATATCGTATGGAGACCCAAAGACCAAGATACAAACAAGCAGGTAATATCCTACGGAAAGGTGTGTCCGGGGAATCCGAACCATGTCGCGGGTGCAGACCCTTTTGACCATAAGTTCACCACTGACAACCGCAAATCCAATGCTGCGAGTTATGTTTTTAAGAAATATGACCCTTTTGACCATGTAAGTAGTTCCCTGCCGGTTTCTCAGTACATCGCCAGACCACACACACCAGAAGCATTTTACGAAGATATGTTAATGCAGTGTGTTTTTTACGGATGTGAACTTCTTTGCGAAAACAATAAGATAGGGCTTATAAACTATTTCCGGCAGAAAGGGTACTATCAGTATCTCATGCGTAGACCAGAATCCACGCAGACCACCTATTCAAAGCAGCAGCAGGAGGTAGGCATACCGCTCACAGGAGAAGAAGCAAGAGGCGCGCTCATCAACGCCATAATTTCCTATATCTACGAGCAGGTAGGTTTTGACCTTCAAACAGAATTTTACGGAAAACTCTTTTTCCCCGAACTCCTTGAAGACCTCATTGCCTTTGACCCCGAGAAGTGGACACCACACGATTGCACCGTAGCTTTCGGGCTATCCCTCCTTGCCTGCCAAAAAAAAATCTTCATAAAAAACCACGATAACAAAAAAATACAGTACTTTCGCACCTATTCTAACTCCAAAAAAGACGAAGATGATAAAGAACTTGTTAAACAAATGTTATCCTGAAATCCTATGATTACTATTCCCAGTGATGGTGGCAACACCTTTGAAAACGCAACTTTCACGCTCAACGCAGCGGGAGATACAAGTACTGTTGTTACAAAAGACAGTGAAGGAACTATTGTGTATGATGAAGACAACACTACTGACCCTACACAGTTAAAGGTGAAGTTAGAATTTACAGCACCCATTCCCATTACAACAGTAGGGCAAACGCTGACCAATGTTACAACAGGCGCAACAGGCGTAATAGTTGTAAAAGACGGAGGTATTTTAACCTTAGACACTCTCACCGCAGGAGCATGGGCAAACGGAGATACTATTGAATTTCCAAATACAGACCCAGTTGTTCTTGACAACGACCCTATTTGGATTCTCACCATCCCAACAGCTAAGAAATTGAAGTTGGCGTTTTTAAATGTAGTTTCTGGAGCATCATTTGGTTCGGATGGGAAGGACAATGGTGTGATTTCAAATTGCGTTCTTAGATATGGGGGACAAAATCCCTCGCTATGGATACAAGATAAGTCAATAGTTGTTATAGATGTTACTGGCAATGGGGATGGCTGGACAGGACTAATAACAGCAATAGCAGATAATTCCTTTGACATCACATTCCCAAAGGTGGGAGTGGGCTTAGACATAACAGGACAAATGCACCTCATTGAGGGAAACGAATAACCACAGTAACTCTGGGGTGCAATGGAATAGGTAGCTGCTCAATAGGAGGGAATTTTATAAGGCAGCAACTAAAAGAAAGCAACATCCCCAAATAACCATCCAAACACCCTAACCACAACAACAACCAAATACCCCGCAAAGCCCAAATAGGGGGCTACAATCCAAAAAAGAAAAAACTATTACACCACCGGGTACGGCTATTTCCAAAATACCCCACAAAAAAATACCGCTTCTCTCAAAAACACCCACAGTAATCCGTTCACGCAACAATTCCATTATTCCAACACCATTCACAAAAAATGAGTTGTGGAAAATTGTTCAGGGGATAATTGTCCACATCGCGGGGGTGCATCGGCTCACAGGAAAGCGAAATCCGCGACCGTGTACCCTCCGATTCAAACCACTTCCCCGTTTCCACCACTCACGGACACGCTCACCGGTTGCGGACGGGCGCAACTAATCAGGCAGCAAGGATATAACACAGGCAAAGCAATGTAACATTGAGTCGCTTGTTCGTTGCGTTTGAATGGGGGAAATGTAGAAAGTGCAACAGCCCACTATTTTTGTGTCTCGGTTCGGGAGCGTTTCACTCTATGTTTGTTCTAATTGTTTATATCTTTTTATTATGGTAGTATTATTATTAATAATTGTCCGTATATTTGCAGCCGATATAAACTAAATCCAAACACTATGACAACGGCAACTAAATACGCTTGTTATGCTCGCGTAAGTACAGAGGGACAAACCACCGAAGGACAGCGGCAGCGATTAGAGGAACATTGTAACCGGCTCAACCTTCCGTTTGATTTCTACGAAGAAACGGAAAGCACCCGCAAAACGCGACCAATTAAGGCGCAACTACTGGCAGACCTTCGCAATGGTAGATATTTGGGCGTTATTGTGTATAAACTTGACCGCTGGGCGCGAAGTTCCGCAGAATTGATACTGGAGTTGCAAGAACTAACAAGTAAGGGAATCGCGTTCATTTCCATTTCCGATAATATTGACTTCACAACAGCGGCGGGAAAATTACATTTTCAAATTCTCTCCGCTTTTGCCGAATTTGAACGCTCACTAATTTCGGAAAGAACAAAGGAGGGATTGAGGCGCGTCAGGGCTTCGGGCACGACTTTGGGCAGACCAAAAGGCAAAAAAGACACCGCGAAAAGAAATAATGCGGGATATTTGGCAAGATTTGCGAAAATTAAGGAAAAATTAAAGGGTTGATTATCAAGGGTTGTGGCTGCTTGTCCCACCGTACGGAGACAAAGTTTTCCATGTTCGGAGAATTTACTATTTTTGCCGATGTTTCCCGTGAAACATTGCAATAATCCGCGTATAATTTAGCCAAATACAGCCAATTTTTGAGTAATGAAGAACACTGTAAATAGAACAACACCCTTCTCCCCTTTCGGTCAAATACTAATGAAAGAGTTACCAATGAACAGATTATCATTGGCGGCTCACTTGCGAATTGCGAGGAATAATGTTAACTCATTCCTGTATCAGCCAGCACTATTCAGGGTTCGTGACTTGGTAACTATCTGCGGTTTGTTTGAAGGTAAATATAGTTTGGTAGAGATTTTGGCGATGGCTTTGGGCTATCATCCTAAATTTGCGGCTTCTAATAATTGGTTTGTTGAGGGTTCGCGGGTTGGGCTGCCTTCTACCCTTCCAACGCTGGAAGATAGGTTATACAACAGCAATGAAGTGGCGGAAATACTGAATACTTCGGTTCCTTATATTTATCATTTGCTCAAGGTTGGGAAGTTGAAAGCGGAACGGATTATGATAGGCAAAAAGCCGCAATACCGTTTCACACGGACAAGTGTTGAGGCGGTGAGGGCAGAACGGCAGTATAGAATGACGGCATTTGTTTAATTCCTTCCATAGTTTCCTCTTTTACTTCAAATCTTTGGGAAATTGCGCGGCTCGGTTTATGCTTGAGGCGCATCGTTCATTTTCGTTTTAATCTTTTTTCCTTCGCTAATTGCCATACTAAAAAAGGATTTCCACTTCATTCACTATTTCAAACAACTTTTTTTTCAGTGGTTCGGAATTACCGAACATCTCATTTGCTTTTTTTTCATTGGTGCGCTCCTCTGGGAAATTCAGCCGTTCAAAATCGCGTTAATTCCTTCGCTATTTTGGTATAAAAATACTCATTTTTTTAGTGGTGATTTAAAATAATTCAATTTATTTTCGGGAAGTTATCAACATAGTTTTTCATTGGAGAAATCGGTTTATTTTGGCGGTTATTAACAAAATATTTTTTTGACCATGTTTGGAATTTGCGCGAACCTTCCGAAACCCTTGATTTTATTGGTGTTTCCGCGTGGTTGTGAAAAACGGCAATCTTCCGAAAGGTGCGAAAACATTGGGCATTCAAGATTTGCAAACTTTAAAACTTTAAATATATCTTTGTACCGTCAAACGAAACGAAAATGAAAACAAAAACATTAAAAACGATTCAGCAGGTAGCCACAGAGCAGGGAGTAAGCGTAACTACAATTCACAACAGAATTAAAGACGGTAAATATAAAGTGGTGAAGGTAGGCAGAGCAGACCGAAAGCAATTAACACTAATAGAGGAATAATTTTTTTGACTAATAAATTTAAACTTTAAAACTTTAAAAACATGAAATTAAGATTTTGGAATAAAACAAAAAAATTAACGCAATTTAGAATGACAAAGCGTTATTGTATTTATGCGTTGATTTGTCCTATTAGCAAACAACCTTTTTATGTAGGATATACGAGCAATCTAATTAACAGATACCGACACCATGTTTCAAGCGGCGCAAATACTGCCGTTTTAAAATATGTTCAAAATTTAAAATCTATGGACAAGTTGCCGAGATTAAAAAAACTGTTTTTTACTGATAATTTTGACGAAGCGCTACTAAAGGAATCGGACTACATTAATAAATACAGAATAAAATTTTCTCTTTTAAATATACGGGGGCAATTCTCACCCGAACACCTAATTAGACGCACGAACAAAATATTTTTAAAAACAAAACGAATTAATAACTAAAAATCAAATGTACCAATTCAAACATACAGAGCAAGCACGGATAAATAAAAGGGCTTATATGTTACACCCTGAAAAGATTGGAGGACTGGAGCGGAGCCACAGAAGGCAGAGGATAGCAGAGGCACTTATGAATATAGAGAGCGGCATGATGTTCGCAGCATTCAAAGCGAATAGGGCAGCGGCGCAAAGGGAAGGGAGAAGGGCAAAGAGGTAAGAGGGTAAGCAGTAACAGCCGAAAGGCAGCAGGGGAGAGAAGGGATAAATATTTTATTGATATAGTGGAGACCACACTTTTAACGGAAATATAATAGAATATTATTTTTATTATTATATTTGCCCTGTCGTTCAGTTATGAAAATATTAAAAAATCCCGCATTCGTTACATTGCCTCAACTCTGAATAATTCAGGGGACTGGACGACCTTTGTAATGTTTGCGGGTATTTTTTTTATGAAAAAAATTCCACTTTCACAAGGATATTTTGCAATGATAGACGATGATGACTTTGAAAAAGCATCAAAATTTACATGGTGCGTAGACAAGCGAAGAACCAATAATTATGCAAAATGTAGTATTGGAAAAAAAAGAAAAATGTATTTGCATCATTTAATTATAGGCAAGCCGCCAATAAATATGGTAACAGACCACAAGGACAGAAACGGGTTGAATAATCAAAAAAATAATATTTGGCATTGCACACATTCACAAAATAATAAAAACAAACCATTTCCGCTAAAAAAGCGCGTTTCTAAAAACAAAACAAACCACCAACCATCAATTTGTATTCACTTTCATAAAAAAAGAAAATTTTGGATGATTAATGAGAGAGTAAATAATAAGACAGTATATTTAGGAATGGCAAAAACGCTCAAGGGGGCAAAAGCCAAAATAAAACAAACAAAAGGCAATCAAACAAATCTATTTATAAATTAAACCAGTCCGGGCGTAACGCACCCACTAATTAAGCCGAGAGGCGAGCCGTTAAAGGAATATGAAACACTACAAACTAACAAACGGATTAAACAAAAACGGACAAAACATTTTCACACTTTTGAAAACACATTTTGACGATGGTACGGAAATGCGCGAACCGGAATATATCAAACTCTGGGAGAACGAACCAACACAAGAACAGATTGACGAGCAAATACTTTTGAATGACTGGAGTAGATGGAACACCGAATTACCAAAAGGACAGAAAGTAGAAATATCAGAGGCAATTTATTTCACAATGTTAAATTGTTTGCCTCCGCGAAATTGGAAAGACGATTACTTTGAAGTTGGCGAACCACACCACCACGAAAGCGGAACGGGCAAGCCAATACATCGGGCATGCTGGATTGAAGAAGGAAAACATTTTATCGGCTATCCGAAAAATTAACTAAACGCAAACCATTTAAAAAAACAGAAACCATGAACCACTATTTAAAAAACAACGAAACCGGAAAGATTGAACTACATTTCAATAAATCCGATTATATGAATTTACCCGACACCACGAAACAGCGTATTAAATCCGCTTTTCTTTGGAGCAATTACGCGGGCGGATGGGTAAGCAGGGCAAAGAACCCGAACACATGGCAAGCCGAAAATATCGCAAAGGAATTAAATTTAATTTTTGAAGGCGAGAAAGGCGAAAAAATGACTTTTGCAGAACAAGTACAAAACGAACAAGAGCGAGCAGAGGCAAGAGCCGAGCGGATGAATGAAAGAGCAGACAAAGCCGAAAGCCGCAGCGATGCAGCATATCAGAGGGCGCACCATATCGGTAGTTTTATTCCGATGGGGCAACCAATTTTAGTTGGACACCATTCCGAAGGCAGACACCGCAGAGACATAGAAAAAATTGATAATGCAATGCGTAAAAGTTGCGAAGAATCGGACAAAGCGAAATACTACGAAAGCAGGGCAGCAACAGCCGAATACACAGCAAATGGAGAGAAGTTTAAAAATGTGAATTATCTACTCAACAGAATTGAGGAATGTAAAAGGGAACTCCGCGCAACCGAAAGAAGTTTAGAGGGCAAGGACTTGATAAATAACGAAACAGGCGAAAGAATGTTAGGCGGGTGCGAAATATCAGAGGAAAGGCGCACGAGATTAAACGGCAAAAAATCCGAATGGACGGAAAAAATGGATTTCTTTATGACTAAGTTACAAGAGGCGGGAGGCGGACAAATGACAGCAGAAAGGATGAAAGAAAGGAAACCCGCTTATGTTCGTATCGGTGCAAAAGAATGGTATCCGCTCAAAAGTATTAACCGCGACACAGTTACTGTATTGAATTGGCTGGGCATTGCTCATTTCACATGGAAATTCAAGTTTGACCAAATCAAAAGCATGCAAAGTATTAACGGAACTGTAATAGTACACGACAGAGACGGAAACGAAGTAAAACCAACAATTAAATATAAAGCATAAACCGAGCGTTGGAGGGTTGCGCATTCCTTATCACGCATTTATTTAACAGTTTAACTTTTAAAACACCAAACAAAATGAAAAAAGAAATGGTAACAATTCACAGATTTAACCCAATGACAATTTACAAAGGCGGCGGTTATCCACTGGCTTCTGCTGAAATAACTGATTGGGATAATGATTTATCAAAAGCAGTAAAAGCATTTGATGGGTTTAGTTTAAAATCTATTTCTGCTGACGAACTTGAAGAAATGAATGATAGTAATTTATTCGCTGGCGGAGCAGAAAGTGTATGGGTATTGGCGGAAATACAATCTGCAACAATACCAATGTCGGAATATAAAAGGTATTTAAAAAACACAGCTGATATTGAGATTGTTGGTTACGCTTGTGATTATGATTTCAAAACCGAAAGGGAAAAATCAATGATGCCTAATGGTAAAAAAGTATCAAAGAAAATTTATCAATCAATTTTCGGAAGCCAAACAGAACCGCAATAATTTAACCCTACCAAAATCAAACACCATGACACAGCCAACATACACCAGCAGCCCGGATATGTTCAACAAGAACATGAAAAACATATTTTGCGATTGGGGAAATAGCGGAGTGTGCGAATTTGTCGGGCGCATTACCGAAAAAGGTAAAAATTTCATTGCCGATAAAATCGGAATCGGAACGGCAATATTTACCGATGAAAACAACGCTATTAATTTCGTAATTTGCAAGGCGAAGGCAAAGAAAAGTAGAACACAAAAAACACCGGTGAACCAAAAAGTATTAATGTTTTGAAAAATGAAACGCACCAAAGAAAATAAAACATTTTTTATATCTTCTCTTTTCGGAGATGATTATGTTGGAGTTGTTGACGGCAGCGGAGATATAGTGAAACATTTATACAATGGAGTTGATATAATTAGCGAAAGAGCAACGGCAATAAGGTATGATTTGTATTCGTGGAATTATGAACGGCAAGAGAAAAAATTTATTTGCAGTGTGAAAACTATTGAAAAAGCCAAAAGCGATGCGCGATGGTGGAATAGAAATCTAAGGCGGAGCAGAGCGACTGTATTATTGTATGCGCTCAATAATTCAGGAGAAATAATAAAACAATTAATGTAATACAAACCCAATCTAAAAAAAATAATTTTATGAAAAATTTTGTAGGGTTAAGAATATTTTTTACTTTTGCGGCAAGTTTTGCCAAAGAAGTTGAAAGATTTTCTTCCCTACTCATAGGGACGAAATTTAGCCACACTCTTCTTTGGCAAAAGAAAATAAAAAGTGTGGCATTTTCGTTTCTTATGAAATACAAAACAAGAAAAATACAATTCAACGAAAATCTGATTGAGCAAGCCATTGATGAAAAATGGGTGAAATCACTTGCTTTTTTCGGACACTGCAAATTATTATTCCACCACGCTACTATTTTCAACTATTCGCACAGACGGCTGGCAACACTCCTGAAATGCAGCCACAACAAAGTAAAATATCACATGGATATTTTGCGAAAAATTGATTTAGTCCGGGAAATGAAAGGAAATCTAACATTCAAAAATATAATACACAAACACAAATGCTCCGTAATCATAAACGAAACGGACACATTGACCGACATTGAAAATAAATTATATTTGAAAATCATTGAGAAAAACGCCCGACAGCAGAAACGGGTAATATCAGAGAAGGCAGAAGCGAGATTATTTGTTTGCCCGAAGGCATACCTTACTATCCGACAAATAAAGCGGATTACAAGGAATATCAATTCGGGTATGCTTGAAAAGCCATATAATTCTGATATTACTTTTTCGCAAAAAGGCATTTCTCAATTACTCAACATTTCAGAAAACAGAGCCAACTCTTTCAAAAGATTTACAGAAAGAAACGGACTTGCGAAATTTACCCGAAACAGAAAATTGCTTTTCAAAACTTCTTTGAAAGCATTTGAGAACTCTTTTGATTTGTTGGTAAAACAATTCGGTTGCGTTTTCTTTTCAAAGGGATTTGTTGTTCAGTCGTTGCCATGTACAGTTACTCTAAATGAGAACTACTACAAACAAATAAAGTAAAGTGAATAAATCGTTACACTAAAAAACAACACTATGAAAAAAACCATCTCCCAGACCACACCAATTTTACAAGCATTGGCGCACTATTACAATTTGCCGCTAAACAGCGTAAAAGTGCTGACGGCATACAGGTACAGCCAAGCGAAAATATGTTCAGGGCTTAGTTCTATTGTTGGAATAGATTTTGAAATGAGTAATTCCACGAGTGAATTAAAACAACAAATTCTGAATTAACAACCATTTTGTTAATAAGTATTTTTAATTAGTATGTATGTTAATTAATTTTACTAATTTTGTTGAAAATATTTTTTATGAAAACAAAGAAATTGAGCAGAGAAGAATTTATTTTGAGGGTTATGGAAGTGAAGAAAGTCGCACCAAAAGAATCGCCTCTTTCGGTGCTTTTCTACACCTATCCGAACATGAACCGCAGACACGCCCGCAATGTTTGGAATTATTCAAAAATGGACGAAAATATTTTAGTGAAAATGGAAAAACTATTCTTAAAAAAATGAAACCCGACCTTTCAGAGATACTGTTTTGGAATATGGTAAAAGGATTTGAAGAATCTGATTTGGCTTTGCGATTCTGAATGAATATTCAAGAAGTCAAAAACAAACTTGCTTTGGCAAAATCAGAAAATAAACTTGTAAAGAAATTTATAAAGTGGCGGTCAATTTATGATGCTTGCGTTGAAACTAAAATAAATGATTCAATACCGGAGTTTGCCAGTATTGGGGGCTTCGGTTCATTTTCGGAAAGGATTTCAAATATAAAAATGTTACAAAATGAAAACGAAAACACTAATCGCGGGTAAAAATCCGCACGAATACGGCAGCGATTTACACAGAGATTATATTGTCTTTGTTCTGCAAATTTTGGAATGCGCGAAAATCGCGAGGGAAATTAACAAACTGAATTTTTAAACCAACAAAAAAAATGAAAGAAAACATAAATAATTTTTGCCAAGAAAACGGTTTGACCGAAAATCAGTTTTATGGAAAAGAAAAAGTGGGCGGTTATCTTGACCTGAGTTCGCTGACGAGCATTCCGAAGGGCTTCAACCCGACTGTGGGCGGTTCTCTTTACCTGAGTTCGCTGACGAGCATTCCGAAGGGCTTCAACCCGACTGTG